AACCACTCTGAATTACTTGCATCAAACTTTTCGGACAGATAACCTAAATCTTGTATCTCTTTATCCGTCAGCCCAACCCACTCTGTCGGTGCGCGGTACAGGGCCATGCCAACAGGTAAAACAACAGCAGGATCGGTTGGTTGTATAACGCAATGTCCGTTATGAAATCCTGTTACATACGCCACGGGTTTTTGTTCTAGCGGTTTTGTGTCAGTAAGCAACGGACCATCTTGAGCAATCCACGCCTCACCATAAGAACCAGCATGTATCTTTACTCCCTGCGGTTCCCAAAACTCACACTCACACACATATCGTCCTGCGCTATGAGATGCGTCACGCATGAACCCATGCGGTGCATCGGGATGTTCACTACACCTTATGCCTGATCCATCATCTCTTGTTTCCATGTTTCACTCTCCTTCATACGTTCTTCGTACACTTCCATCAACAGTGCGGATGCTTCCTTGGTCTTAGCTTTCTCGATCTCACAGTAGTCTGGCAACCCATCGCTGTACCCATCAAGCCATGCCGCAAGCATGGCGAATTTCCACGGTGGGCTAGTCATGCGCTAACCCCTGCTAAGTTAAATGGATCGTTAAACATTCTGTACAACGGGTCTACCGTTTTAGGTTTATGGTCCCTGTCAAAGTTAATGCGTCGCGCACTCACAAACGTGAAGTACCGCTCTACCTGTCCAGACGCACCTCGTTGAGAGAAAGCTTTGAGGCATCCGTACTTTACTAGCTTAGTCAATAGGTTGTTAGCAGCTTGAAAGGAAATCCCCAAGTGCTCAGCTACTGCTCTACGGTTAGGGGGTTCCTTGCAAGTCTTCACAAACACTACGATCTTGAGTTGGTGTGCTGTTAGATCTGATGTCATCCGTTTAACTCCTTTAACCTACGCTGCGCCCAGTTCGCGCCTGCTGTAAACATAGAAGAATTAACCCACCGCATACTCTCAGCGAAGATCGTTGTGTTGGCTAAGTCCTTCCACTCACTGCGCTGTTGCAGTTTCTCGTATACCTCTAACTTCTTCTCAAGAAGCTCGATGTACTGTGCGCTCGTCATATTTTTTGGTTTCATATTTCTCTTTTATCTCCATGATTGCTTGAGCAACTAGCTCTTGTGCTTCCCGTACGATGCTGCGTCTACCTCTCACAATACCGACCATGAAGCCGACTAAAAATCCAAAGGCCCAAATCAAAGTGCTTTCCATCCTTTGACCTCCTCAGTCCAAGACCTTGCCCATAAAGACATAACACTAAGCCTTGCGCCTGCGTCTACCAACTCAATTGTTTTATATACCGTTCTAGTATGTTTAGTACCAGGGCTAACCCAACGATGCTTCTCGCTATAGTCCGGTAGGTAAGGAACCCCACGCAAATAAAAGACAGGTTGTGTTTCAGTCTCTGCTACTTTATTTAGATTCATCATCGACATGCTTACTTCTCCGTTTGATCATCTCGTCTGCTACTCGATAGGCAAAATCTGCAAATGCTTCTTCTGGTTTGTACTGCGGCATCTGCCCCCACTTACCTGCGAGGATTCCTGCTATTGCTGACATAGCAAAATCGTCACGCAACTCCGTTAAGAACTGCTTCTCTGCCCATGCACGTTCTGCTTCAAACTCATCCATATAACCTCCTATAAATTACCTGCCTAAGTTCGCCCCGCCATACCCCGCCTAACCTGATTACACCGCACCTGCCTCATCAAAACCCATCACACCTTGTGTTACCTAACGCCACCGTGCCTGCCTGAAAAGCCCGACCATGCCGTGACCGACCTCACTCGCCACACCTGCCAAAACGAACCGCACCGAACCATACCCAAATGCAACCTACCGAACCGAACCGTGCCTGCCACGCCAAACCGCGTTAAATCACGCCGAACCCAATCCGACCGTACCCCGCCCTACCGAGCCTGCCTGATAAGACCTTACATACAACACCTATCCCGACCTCACCTAGCCTGCCGGAAAAAACCCAACCGGTCCTAACCATATCGCACCGAACCAACCACGCCTGCCCTAACAAACCGCATAAACCAAACCGAATCGAACCTTACCTAGCCTGCCATACCAAGCTTGACCGAATCCCGACTTATCAAGCCGCACCGCACCGAACCATGCCTGCCAAATCTAACCTCATGGCAAACTACCGAACCCCACCCCACCTAGCCTGCCAAATTAAACCTCACCTCGCCCCACCAACCGCGCCACACCCTGCCTGCCTCACCATCCTTACCAAATAAAGCCCTACCCCATCAACCGAACCATGCCTGCCTAAACCTTCTCCAGTTTGTTGCGTAGGACTAAGACTTGGTCAAGCAGTGCTTCCATCTCATCCACCATGTCGAGCGCCTGCGCTACGTTCTTTGCTCTTCGTAACGCACCAACAATGAGTGCGACCTCGTTGTTGATAACTTCTCTCGACAGATCTTTATCGCTACGTACCTTGGTGAGTGTGGTGTAGCCTTGCTCGTTGCCTTTCTTGCTTGGGTCTCGCAAGTAAATAGGAGCTTTGATAACGACCTTGTCTGTTGTTATAACTACGCGAACTGAAGCAATCAGATTGCGAGCAGTGTCAACCCAATGCTTGTAAGCTGCGCTCTCAAGACTCCAGTCAAAGTAAGTATGCAGAGGACTTGATGGGTTCTTAGCATCTGCTACTACGATGTCTGGTGTAAGCGACCCTCCGTGGAGGGCCGCAATCTCTTCTAACCTCTTAGCGATTGCGGCTCTGTCCATGTTTTATCCTTAAGCGGCTTTAAGACCACGACGCTTGGTCTCTGCGTTGAACCATGAAAGCAACTCTTCAGTGTCATCGTCATAAGCCTCTGGGTTTTCCAGTGCTTCGAGTTGCGCTGCTTTACCACCTGTCTTAATTACTTCTAAGAACTCAGGATCATTGGCGTCAACAATCTTCCAACGACCATAGTTGCCCGAACCTTTCTCAGGTCTCCAATCACCAACGCCCATCGTAATACCTGCTGTAGCGAAGAGATTAGAGATAACCGTATGGTTCAGAACCGGACGCACATAAGTAATATCAACCTTGCATGCCCACTTCGGAACGATGGCACGGGTACGTACATCAGGGGTTTTGTTAATGTCTGCCGACCGAGTAATACTTGAGAAGATCTTAGGTACACCAAACAACTCAAGACGCTCGTTCTCAACCGTAGTCAGGCGACCTATCTGAGACTTCTTAGCTCCAGGCATATCGAGTGCCGCGTTGCGTAGTGCACCCTTGAACTGTGTAGCCAATACAGATAACTCTGTTGCATGATCGCCCTGCGGCATGCGGTATGGTGAGGACCGATACTCAACCAACGGATCGTGCTTCATTGATCCTGCTTTCTCAGCAGCAGTCTTGCGACCGGAAGGAAGAAGCAGTTGTTGCCATGCCTTCTCTGGCATACGGTTGCAGATCATCGGTGTAGTTCCTAGTACGTGGAACGTAACCGTTTGGGTTTCCATCTCAACGATTTGAATCGTATCTTCTGTTACTTTCTTTGTAGCCATGTTGTCCTCGTAATTAAATTAAATCGTTTTCACTTGCCTTAGCCGCTAGTGATTTGTAGAACGCCCACTTGCGTAAGTAGTACGGGTCTTCGCTTGGGGGTGTCCACGTAGGAGCAGGGTGCGGCATGTCCCTGTTCTTATCTTCGGGAACTGGTTGCTTCTTCCACACGGCAATAACATCAGAGCCAGACTTCCATAGCCTGATACATCGCTCCATGTTTTGTAGTTGTTCTTCTGTCATTAGTAAGGAGCCTCCTCTATGTCAGATAGATCCTGCTTGTCTTGCTTTGTACGTATTAACTTAACGTCACGCTTTGTGCAGTAAACCCAACGTGGGAACGGCCAAGGTGTTTGCGGAATGAGGACGACTAAGTCATCGCCTTTGACTGCATGCACCTTGCCTTCTTCTTTGTTTGGAAACCGCACTCGGTCTCCCTCGCGCACAGCTACTCCATCACGCGAGGGGTTAGCATCTCAAGATACTTCTGCCTGTAGTGCCGGAACTTCTCAGCATCGGCAGGATCTTTAAGACCTTGGCGCATAGCGTACTTAATCATGTTGCCCTTGAGGAACCCCATGAACTCGTCATAGGTAAGCAATGTCTCCATCGCTTCCCAAGGTTGTACACCCATTGTTTTATAGTGAGTACCACCAACCTGTCTTGTGTCTGCGCTTGGAGGTTTGCTGCTTATTGCAGTGACAGTGTACTCAACCTTGTTGCGTGACCCAGGGGGACGACCCCTGCGCTTCTTTGTAGTAACCATAACTATTCCTCAGTATGTTGTTGCTCTGCATCTTGGAAGATGTAGAAGCATTCTTGATTTGCTTTGAAACCTACACCACCTACGAAGTTATTAGGTTCGATCAGCTTCAACATGCCAAGCTTGGATCGTATATCGTATGGTAGTGTTTGATGAGTGTAGCTCACGTTATTGACATTGTCAACAACTATATATGTATCGCCACGTTGAATTACAAGTTTACCTCCCTCAAGTTTTTCCACTCCAATTTTTGTATCGTCCATCATAGCCGCTGCCCTCCCATACTCCACACAGGGTGCGCCAAGCTTGTCGTACCAATCGAACTGCATAAACATATCGGGTCTGGCTAGCAACGTATCTATAAGTGTGCTGCGTA